AATAACATTACTAGATCTATTGATGATACTAAGGCTGGTGATTACAATGTAAATGATAAGATTTACAAGTATGAGTTGAATGGTGTTTCTCTCAGAAGAATCAACACATCTCATAGTTTCATTCCTACAGACAACGCTAAGTATCCTATTGATGTTGATCACTATTGGATCAAGGTTGGTGTCTCAAGTAGAGGTGTAGATAGAGCAACTGGAAATGCAAATGGATTCCCAGAACTGTTCTTTGCTGAGAATAAGTCTGGTGGTAGTTACGATCAACAGTATGTACAAGTTGGTAATTCTTACGGACCTATGGCGACACAGAACATTGCGTTCAATATTGTCAGACCTAACATTGCAACTCTCTTACCAGAGGGAACTGAGATCAATGCAAAGATCAGAACATTCACTGGTAACAGTCCTGATGGAAACTTAAAGGCATTTGTGGATCAAGGTTATGAGTCTGTATCTTTACAGAGTAACAACTACTTATCTACTCCTAGAATCGTTGCTTCTAAAGCAAATGAACTTGCAAAACTTACTGACTTCCCAGGCAGAAAGTCATTTACATTACAAGCCAATCTAAGTACAGATGATCCTAAAGTCAGTCCTATGATTGACTTGGATAGAGTTAATATGATTACTATCATGGATAGACTCAACTCCAAGATCACTGATTATGCAACTGATAGAAGAGTCAATTCAATTAATAATGATCCTAGTGCTGCAGTTTACTTATCTAAAGTTGTAAATCTTGAGAAGTCTGCTGATGGATTGAAAGTGATGTTTGATGCTTACAGACACGCAACAAACGATATTCGAGTTCTTTACAGAATATTCAGAATTGATGCTCCACCACAGTATCAGTTATTTGAACTATTCCCAGGCTTTGAAAACTTAGATTCTAATGGAAATGTAATTGATCAGGCAAAGAATAATGGTAAGGCTGATAGAAGAATCTTGGCATCTCAGACAGAAGATGATTATAAAGAGTATGAGTTCAATGTGAAAAATCTTCCACAGTTCAATGGATTCCAAATCAAGATTGTGATGTCAGGAACTAACTTTGCTTATGTTCCTAAGATCCGTGACCTAAGAGCAATCGCATCTATCTAATGAAAAAAGTCAAAGTGAAAGATAGTAATTCTCTTTATAGAGATGAAGAGAGTGGTGCAATATTAAATTGCAATGATTCTGCATACGATAGTTATCTCCAATTAAAGGAGAAAAAGTTAAAGGAAGCGGCTGAAATGGATAAACTAAAGGATGATGTTGATGAACTCAAAGATATGATGAAACTAATTTTAAGCAAATTAGATAAATAACTAAAATCCCCCTTTTGACAGATGACTGCAAGGAACATCAACTTAGTTTTAGATCAAGGTGTAGATTTTGAAGCTACTTTCACGATCAGAAACGAGAACGCATCTGCTTTGAATCTAACAGGTTATACTGGATCTGCTCAACTAAGAAAGCACCCTGAGGCATCTAAGTCTACTCCTTTTGTGGTAACTTTTCCAAATAGAGTAAACGGACAGATCAAAGTTGCAATGGCATCTACCATTACTGCTGTGATAGAAGGAGGGAGATATGTGTATGATCTGGTTTTAGAATCACCTAATGCGTATAAGACTAGACCAATACAAGGAAACCTTCTTGTAATTCCAGGCGTAACACGATAATGGCAGATTACTTAGTCACTCTCAACGATCCTGGCAGTTATAATGTCGGTGTAGACTATGAGGTTCCCTCAAAGTCGATCCAATATGGTAATATCATTATTGGAAAAACACCAGCACAAGATGGTACTGAAACCACATTTAATCTAAATGACCAAGGAGCAGCATATACTCCTAACAATAATCAACAACTTATTGTTACTAAAAATGGTCTTTTTTTAGATCCATCTAATGATTACAATATTTCTGGAGATAAAGTTGTATTTACAACTCCTCCAGCAGCAAATGATGACGTAGTGATCATTGCTCTTGCTGCAGCTGCTGATTTAACACGAACTGTAAACTATGTTATTGATAGCGGCAGTCTTCCAATGCAGCCTGGTGACAAAGGTAAACTTACCATAGATGTCACTGGACTTATCGAAAATATCAGAGTCTTGTCAGATCAGACTGGTGATATTGTTCTTGAAATAGAAAAATGCACTTTCGCAGATTATCCGAATTTCGCTAGTATTACTGGTGGTTCGAGAGTGCAACTAACCAATTCGGATAAATACTTTGATGATGTCCTAAATAATTGGACGACCACTATTGGAGCTGGAGATATTCTTCGTTTTACGGTGGTAAGTGTGAATAATATTAGAAGGTTACTAATCTCTCTAAAATTAAAATTATAAATAAGTATAGTTCTTAACGTTCTAAGACCCTAGAGGTAGTTTTCAATGGCATTACTCGTTCCTAATATTGGTGAAATTGAGTCGCTACGTTATCTGATTGCTCAGAATAACTTTGTCGCAGATTTAGAAGATACATCACCGCGAAATCTTGTATTAAAACTTTTTACAAGTAACACGACCCCTGCTGAGGGCGATGTTCCGTCTGCAACTGCGTACTTTGAACCCTACATTGACGGAAACGTTAACGGTTACGGTACTACTGCAAACACTGGTTATCCTGTATGTGTAAACAACAGAGGAGATCAGGACTATAACCAGCAGTATGGTATCCTGTTGAACGGATCTAGATGGGTGATCAAGAACGTTGGTAGTGGTACAACTGCTACATATCCAGAACAAACATTTACTTTCACTGGACCTGCTGGTAACATCTACGGTTACTACGTTACTAGAGCAAATAACATGCCTGTTGCAGTACAGGGTGTTGTTCATGGTGCTGGTGTTGGTATTGGAACCACCGTTACTAAGGGTAATAACACAGACCCAACTATCGGTGTTGTCGGTAACTCTTACCTCACAATCGACCCACAAGTTAGCATTGACGACTTAACATTAGGACAGTTCGTTGCTGGTAACGCTGGTATCGCAACTGGTACGAAGATTATCGGTATTGACAGGGCTTACAGAACGATTTACCTAGACAAACCTCTGGTTGATAACATTCAGGTCGCGACTGACCCATCAGTTACATTCAGTTTCGGTAAGATTACGTTCGCCAACCACGGACTTAGAGCGGGTGATATCCTCTATGTTTCTGCTGGTGCTGGTAACACAACTCTTGAGTCTAATGTTTACACCGTGTTCAATGTTCCTAATGCAGATGAGTTTGTAACAACTCCTTCATTAAGTGCAACTTCTAATGGTGTGTTAGGTCTTAACACTGCGACTCTCTACAGTTCAATCATGTACGCTGAGAGATTCACAAACGGTCCTTACAACATCCAGAACAACGGAGACCAAATCAAGATTACTCTTAACGTCGCACTCGACTAATTTAAAAACTAAATATGAATATGTGGACTCTGCTTTATAACTAAGGCAGGGTCTTTTTATTTGGGGGATACCTTTTGACAGTATTTGTCTACGACAATACGAAGATAGATCAATTCACTACGTTCCAAGGCGGCGATATCACCGTGGGATCTAGTGAAAATATTGACTATGGCGATATTGTAGACAATGTAGAACCCGAAAGAGATGAGAATTTTTTCTTTGTAAACGACTGGGGACTTATCACCGCTACAGCAGATGTACTCCCATTCGGACCTATCAATGTAGTAGATGGAAGAGATGCACTGGGTAGATCTAGATCTCAGTGGATTCCAGAGAACGCAAATACTGTACTGTTTGATGTAAACGATACTGCCCTAGAGAAGGCAGTAACGCCTTGGATTGGTTCTGGTACAATTCAAGAGATCGGTTCTGGTCTCGAAAGGATTGTTATACCAGACCTCGGAGCGGCAGGGGCTGTCATCTTCATCCCATCTGGGACAGCAGAAGAATCTATATCTAGAGGAAATTATGATGGTGCTGGTGCGATTGCCAAGTCAGGGCTGTCTGCAACCGACCTAGACCAAGTTTATCCTTATGTTGGTAGTGGTGATATCACCCTCAGTGGTACTACTACAACACCTTATGATGAGGCGTATCTCCCTGTAATTAAAAATGCCTTTAGAGTTAAAGGTGGAGATACTCGACTATTTGACGTTGAGAAAGTTATATACAACTACGCCAGAAGTGTATCTGACGTATTCGAGAAAGAAGATAACGGTACAATTACAGTTAGAGAAGGTGCATCCTTCGATAATCTCAATGTCACATTTGACGAGGTTATCACAGATCCTCTTGCGAAGGAGAGATCATTCTCTGACGAAGATCAGGTAGAATTTGAAAGCTACGGAAGTATACTTTCTACACCTACATCTGCTGAAGATTACGGTGTAATACCACAGAAATTACAAGGTGGAATATTCCTTGACGAATATCAGGCAACCTTTGTCAAGGGCAACGATGC